ACAAAGGAACAGCAGATGGATGTTATCAGCAGAACATTCCACGACAGAATGTAATCAGAGTGCTTGAAAACGCCGAAAATACAGTGTTTATGCGACTTTGAGAGATTACCAAGTTATCGTAACTTATCGTAAATTGGTGCTATTTTTCAAAAAGATGGTGTCAAAGTTGGCGTCAAAATGGTGTCAATTACAGATAGAAAAGAAGTGTATAAATATATACATTTTAAAAACAGAATATTAGGACATCTAAATAAGTCCCATATGCTTGCTTAATAGTGAGTATATGGGGCTTATTTTTGTGCCTTAAAATTAAATGTAAGGAAATATACATAAAAGTCATTTGAAGCAGAATATGAGCCATATAAGCACATTTAAGCCATTATATAACGTGGTATAAGAAATAGTGGTTTCATTTGAAGAATTGGAGGAAAAAACAGATTGAAAGAAGAAATTATTAAGCCTGGTATTGTAAGACGGATTGTTGAGAGAGTTGAAAACGAGAATGGATTGGTTATATCGCCAGAGACAACAGATATTATTCTGACAGCATTTTTAGATACTGTAGCAGATATTTTATCTGAAGGCGATAGTATCAAATTAAAAGGTTATATGACCATCTATCCACAGCTATATAAATCAAAGCAGATTAAAAATGTAGCGGATCAATCAATAGTCAATATTCCAGCACGATACAAGGCGAAAATCAAAACAGGTACAAAACTGAATAATGCGTGTAAAAATCTATCAAAGGAAGGAGAATAGAATATATGGTAAATCAGAGAGATATTGTAAACAGAATTGCTGATAAGACAGGTCTTTATAAGAAGGACATAAAAGAAATGTTACTTGCTTTTAAGGAAGTTATGGTTGATGTAATTGAAGAGGATGAATCAATGTTTCTGAAAGAAATATTTACACTTAAAACCATAACAAAGAAACCACGAAAAAGATATATAGCACCTTATGGGAAAACTATTATGGAAAAAGAACATAAGATAGTGAAGATTTTACCAGGTTCAAGACTTACAGAGATTGTGAGGGATAACCAGAATGATACAGAAGATTGATTTGAAAGATAGAATTGCAATTCTGACAGAAGAAAATATTTGTGATTTATTGAATCTATATGGAGAATTAAATATAGATAGGTTATCTCAGATAGTAAATAACCATATCAGAGTTGCAATAGACGAAATAAAGGAGGATTCAAAATGATTAAGGATTTAGAGGAAAAGCAGTTGCAGGTTGCATATTTTTTATCAAGAGGCAATAGAAGTGTCGAAGAAAAATTTACAGAATTTAATATCTGTAAAGTGTGGCTTGGATGGTGGAAAATGGACAATGCACAATCTGTTGCTAAGGAAACAAGAGAGAAAATTTTAAGTATGTATAAGGTATCAAATGAAACAACTAAAAATCTGACAAAGAAATCTGGAAAGAAAAATTCGGATGATTTCAAGAATAGATTGTTGCATTTAAGACGTTCTAATTGTGGAAAGTTAAGACGATTATTAAAAGAAAAAGAATTAGACGAAAAGTATTATATTGTTGATAAAACTACTTATGGTGGAAGTGTAACAAGGCTTGGAAGATATGCTATTTATAACAATGGTCAATCACCAAAAGAAAAATCACAGTATTTTGGTAGCTTTGATGAAATGAAAGCAATAATTGAAACTCTAATCTAATCGGCAGACATACACCGATTGAAAAGAAATGTATGGATATTTCCCAACAGGCAGGAAGTAAAAGAAAGTCTGTATCAGAGTCCAAGAATATCTAACGTGCAATTCTGCACATTTTCCAATATGAAAAATTTAATAAATTTGACTGCTGCACATAGCAGTTTATTAAGGTTCGTCATTTATGCCGTACCTTTTTCTTGACCTCTGATTTATCAAAAAGGAGGAAAATGTATAATGCAATTTATAGATGTGTGGAGGAATCACACAGAATAGGACAACATATAATCGTTGAGCCTTTTGTCTGCTTATTAGTAAATCATAAATCATCTGCATAGCTTTTAGTGGAGAATATTATATAAATATTATTTAAAAGCAAGCGGAGGATTTATAGATGTCAAAAGGAATTTACTATAACTATGATTTAGATGAATGTAACTGGTTATTTAAGCATGGAATCAAACCTATTGGCTGTGGTAAGCATGAAAGAACAGGAAATACATTTATTATATTTCTGATAAACAAAAAGTACAATGAATTAGAACAACAGTACAAAGAAGAAAGAAATAATACAAAGTAGATGTTATTACCCCGTTAGGGGTATAAAAAGGATCTCTTTTAGTTAAATGTATCTCCTTTAGTAGCAGTACCGAAAAGGGCAGATTTTGCCCTTTTGTGCATAGTGGTTTTTACATAAAAGGGCAATTTTTGCCATTTTTGGTACTTAGGAAAGGACAACATATTATTATGTTAAAGATTTTTATAAGTAAGGAAATTGATTTAGATTCAAAAGAGTTATCTGTGATAGCTGCCTTGAATGGATTATATAGTAATAAGCAAGATTATTTGATTACTTCTGTTAGTAGCATTGGATATTTTCTATCTGGAAGTTTTCTGAATAAGTCGGTTAAACGAGATAGAAGAATTGCTGATAATATCAAGGGTGCTTTGCAGTCTCTTAATGATAGAAAGATAATTGAAATAGTTGAACAGGATGGAGATAATTATATTATTTCCAATAACGGATTAGAGGTCGATACTGAAAATCGGAAATTTGTTGTAGTGGAATTAGGGGAAATGCAACACATTTTCACTAATGCCAAAATGCCTTTTAATCTGTTTACATTCTTTGTAGATTTGGTTGGAACAATCAATAATAAGACGAAAGAATGGCATATGTCACAAGACGATATGGCTTCACAATGGGGATGCAGTAAACGTACTGTGAATGATTACTTGGAGCAATTAGAAGAAATGAAGCTGATATATCTTTACAGGCATAGGAAACGTAGGACTGATGGAACATATCATAAAGTCAATAATTCCTATGGAAGATATGCGGATGCTTCACTTGTCATACAAGAAGCTGAGAAATATGTGGAATCAGTTGAGTGTGAAGATGATTATGAGAAGATTGATAGAAGGTCAATTAAACTCAGATACAATGCTTTTTGTAATGGTGCGAAAAGGTATCAAAACAATCCTGCTGCAATCATGCAGCTATTAGAAGAATGTCGTAAATATAATAAGTCGTTGGATTACAAGCCGATAGAAACATTGGATTCAGATGGTAAATTTAAGGAAGCTGATAAATTGGATTTATCTGTATTTGATAACATACCGCAAGATTTTGTGGAAAGTACAGATGAATGGGGCGAGGCTGATCCATTGACAAATAAAAATAATATAGAGTGTGTAAATCAAACTGTTTGTGAGAAGAGTGTAGGTTAATACTTGCACTCTTTTATTATGTCCAGAATCAAATCTGATTCTGAAAAATTCTTACTGCTTCTGATGGGAGCAAGTCTATTATCGAAAGGAAAAATCAAATTATGAACAATACAGCAAAGATATGTAAAAAATGTGGGAGGGAACTTCCATTAGATAAATTTAAGAGTAGCCATGATTATATATGGTGTATGTGTAAAGAGTGTTTCAATGAAGGAATGCGAGAAAAGCATTATCAACAAAGATTATCAGATGGCTTGGAAATATATCACAAAGACAAGTCTATGAAGATACAGAGGAAATATAAGAAACCATTCCATTTTCAGATATTGTACAGGTCTGAATCTGGTATTGATACCATTGCAAAAGATGAAGTATTTGTACGTTTATTTGATTATAAATCTGTATGGACTTCCAATTATGGCAGGATAATTGAGAAGTTGGAAGATGACACATATCAGCTTGTAAAAGGTGTATATTCAAGAACCACAAAGGAACTGACCTATACACTTGACAGGAATGTATATTTCAAATCTAAGAACAGATGGGGATATAGGAAAGAGAAGGTAACTGCCAGTGACCTTGTAATTAAGATGTTCGTTGTCAATTATGACATGAAAAATAATACTATGGTGTGGCATAAGAACAATGATACAAAGGATAATTACTACAAGCATTTATTTCCAGTCACAGATAAACAATACAATGAGATTTTGAGAGTACATGAACAGGACGGAGAAATCACAGATAAGCAGATTATGGAGATTGTCAATACAGTAGAGTTTAAACCCGATGATTGGAAGCCTTGGCATAATAAAAGAACATATGAGGGTGTCGGCTATGTCGGTGCTGATACTTCAGAGATTGATTATGAATCGTACTCATTTATCAAATGGAAGAATATGATTCAAAGGTGCTACAGTGATGTTGTGCATAAATTAAAACCTTATTACATAGATAAGCAAGTTTGTATTGAATGGCAGAACTACCAGAATTTCAAGATATGGTTTGACACACATTATATTCCAGGAACTAAGGTCGATCTGGACAAAGACCTGCTCTATAAGGAAGGTAATATCTACAGTCCAGAAACGTGTGCTTTTATGACGCATTTCTTGAATACAGTATTTGAAGATAGAGGAATTGAGAGCAATATCCAACAGAATGACGATGGTACATACTCAGTATCAATGAATGTTCTTAATAAGAAGATGGATATAGGTGTATTCGATTCAGAGGAAGAAGCACACAGCGGATTCATTGATGGCAAGATTGATTATATTTGTGACCTTGCAGAAAAATGTAAGGGCAAAGTGCCAGATTATGTGTATGAAGGTATGCTGAATTACAAAATTGAAATTGACTAATAATTAGAGGTGGCAGATTTACCCCTGCTGCCTCTTTGCCGTTTATAAAGGAGAAAAAAGGGAATATGGCTTATATAAAGGTCAAAGATAGAAGAAGATTTGAACGAAAAGAGTTCAGAGATTACATAAAATTATCAGATGATAAAGTGCTTGACACAAAGAAAAATAATATAGATTTACTTGGAGATGATGAAGTGTTTGTACAGTTGGAAGGTACACAACACTACTGGATTTCCAATCATGGCAGACTTACAAATAATATGAGGAAAGATAAGACATTCTTTTTTCATAAGATGGATAGTGGTAATTCAGAAAGAAGTGTGCATTGGACGATTGTAACATATGATATTGATGGAACTGCTTTACATGAAGAAACAAGTCCAGAAATTCTTGTGGCAAAGTATTTCTTAATCAGACCGATAGGATGCAATAAAATATGGCACATAGACGAAAATATGAATAACAATTACTATAAGAATCTGATTTATGTATCTGTGGAAGAGTATGAGTTGTTGAGAAAGCATGTTAAAACAGTTGCAGAGCTTGGAAGAGAGCAGGAATATTACGATTACAATACTGTAAAAGGCAATCCAGCTTATTCTATATGGGCTGGTATTTATGCGAGGTGTTATGGTGGTAGTTCATTATTTGTGAATCAATGCTACGATGATGCTTATATGTGTGATGAATGGAAGAATAGCAGAGATTCTTTTGCTGAATGGTATTCTGCTAACTATTATGAGTGTGACGGAGAACGTATGGCAGTTGATAAGGATTTATTATGTCGTGGCAATAAAGAGTATGCACCAGACAAGTGTTGTATATTGCCTGAGACTATAAATTCTGCCTTGGCAAGTGCTACAAAGCGGAGAAATCGTTATAAATCAGCAAAGGTTTATGCTATCGGTGTTGATTATGACAAAGCAAGAGATAAGTTTTTTTCAAGGATTACTCCGTTTGGACATGACAAACAAGTTAAGCTGCATTACTGGGACACAGAGGAAGAAGCATTTCAAGAATATAAATTATTCAAGGAATCTGAGATTAGAATATTGGCATTGAGATACAGGGATAAGATACCAGATAGGCTATTTGATGCATTGATTAAATATGAGGTGCGTCCTTATAGTCCGTACGAGAGTTAAAACACAAGGTATATTGGATAGAGAATTATCTGATATGCCTTATTTTTTTACCTTTTTTGAAGAAATATATGGTAGAATTAAAGAAAAACATGAGTGTATTGGAGGTCGTTACATGGATGAATTAGGTATGTTTAATGAAGATATTGATAAGTTTTTAGATATGAATGATGATTTTGATTTAACTCCAAAAGATTATTATGATGAGTTTTCAAAAATGTGCTTTAAATATTCAGATAGTTCTATAGTTCCATATTCTTTAGTACACGAGTTGATTATAGAAGAATTTCCTTGTGAAGAATATTATATGCAAATGCTTATGGATGTATATTCATTTTATAGTATTGGAGATGATTTCTTAGAGATACTGAAACAGCTTATTAATGATGGATATTGTAGAGAGTATCAGAAAAAAGCATATGAGATAATAAAAGAACATGTTAAAAATAATTATATAGTTGCATATCGTGGGGAATTTGAGGTGGATGATAAAGGAAATTTGGATTATACACAGTCTGTTAGTTTTACATTAGATTATGAACAGGCAAAATTTTTTGCAACAAGATTTAAGATGCTACCATTGACAAAAAGTGTTGTCTATACTGTGAAAGTACCTATAGAAGATGTGCTTGCTTATATTGACAGAGAAGATGAAGTTGTTTGTTTGCCTATTTGTATGGGCGGCAACATGGAAGTGATAAAAGAAGAATCATTTTTATAGGCAATCAAGGAAGGAGACAAAAATGAGTGTTGTATTTGGGTATATCGGAAAAGATGGTGTGTATTTAGCTTCAGATAACAGAATAACAGATGCTGAAGGTAATTTTGTTTCAGATGATGATATTAAAATTGAAGTAGTCAACAACAAGACTGCTGTAGCATTTGCTGGTAATTATGCAGCACAGAATTTTTTCTTAAAATGTTATAAAGAAAGACCTGGATACCCAAATTGGTTTGTGAATGATCTTGCAAGCAATATATGGTCAATGTGTGATGCTATTACTAAAATGGATATGGATTGGGCAAAAGCTATAGCAAATAGCATTGCTTGTTTTTTAGTTGCAGGAAAAACAAAGGATAATGAGATAAAATTATTTGCAGTTACTTTAAAACAAGGACATATTGATTTAAAAGAAGTTCCAATGATGCTATTTCAACCGGCTGATTGCGATTTTAACATGTGCGCAAATATATTATGTAAAAATATAAAACAACATTTCAAAGATTTCCCAAAGCGTACAATACAAGAAATATCTAAGCTAAGTGACTTAGTAAGTGATTCTGGAAATATGTGGATGTATGATATGAAAATGGATGAGAGTAAATTTATTGTTTTGTAAGACATTATAATGGTTGGTATATATTTACAATATGATATATATCACATTGAAGAATCCTTCAAAAAGCAAAAGGATAGGATGGAAAACAGTAATAAATATAAAGATTATTATATCTTGCATGACTGTTATAATTATTACAGTGTGGCTCATTAACTGCTCTGTAATTAAGATATACCTATTGCTACTAGGTACTTAAATTGCTATCGTTTAAATGTACCCCCCTCCCTTTAGCATAGTGTTGTGGATAAAAAAGAAGTTGCCAGTTCCGACATACTAGCAACCCCTTTGTTTATATCTGCATTATGAAAAAAGAAATAAACCTACATGTAATATATTATATTATTAATTAAATAAGTGCAATAGCAATATAAAAATTATTATCGTATATCATATCGTAGTGTACAAAGAATGGGAGTGTAAGTCCGAAAAATAGGGGATATGTTTTGAATATCAATATCGAATATGAGCAAAATATGCAGAGATTTAATATGGGTTGAAGTATCGGAGTAAGAAATGATGGTCATATGTTATGTTGTAATATATTATGATTTTGCTAATACATGAGAAATAATGAGATTTGCCAGTAAAATAGGGCATAATAAGAGATTTTTATAAAAATAATGTTATCGTGATATATATTACTTTGACATTCAAACTAATTAAACTTTATATCATAATCTGCAACCAGTTTATAATGGCTGGTCTGAATCTGTAGTGCATAATAAGCACTTCTAAAATAAAAAGGACTACTTTTCAGTAGTCCCGTCAATCTTTATCAAGTGTTCTTTCAATACCATATTTATATATTGACTGAATGACCTATCATCACTCTCAGCCAGTTGTTTGATTCTTTCAATGACATCTTCATCAAGGGTAATACTTACTTTGTTTTTTAATGGTTTCATTCAATCACCTACCTTATGATTAATATACCATTATGTGCTACTAATTATTGATAAGTAGGATAAAGTGTGATAAAGTGGTATTAACTAATAAAGAAGTCGTGTACAAAAGAAAGAGGTGAGAATAATTAAGGCTAGAGCTGAATGCAGATAGTCTACGGACTTATTGCGTTCAAAATGATAATTTTTACAAAGAGGGAGTGATTGAAAAATGAAAAAAAAGAGTATCGCAATTATATTAGCATTTTGCTGTTGCGTATCCGTACTTGGTTGTACAAATGGACGTAACAATTCTGTAGAAGAAACAAAGGAAAGTAAAGTCGATATTAGCGATTTTAATGTTGTTGAAGAAGGTAATAATATGTTACCAGAGAATTATGCAGACTATATAAATAAGTGTGCCAACTATTATTACAACTATGTTGATGTTGGAGATTATTCGAGCGTTACTTACTCTATAAGAAAAAATGCTTCAGATACAGACGAAAGCTATAATGAGAGAAAACAAGATGCTATATACGAATTTATAAGTAATAATAGTAATGTTAAAACATATCCAAAGGATATATACGACAGTTTGATTACAACATTAGGCAATAATATGAAAAAAGAGTACGAGGAATACAAGAAAGAGGATCAATCATTTGCAGATTATTTATATAAAGAATATAGGTATAAGTCTATTGATGAGTTTGACAAATGGAGTGAAGAATATACACAAAATTATTTAAAACAGATGATGATAGTTTATATTATTGCTTATGAAAATAAAATTACTGTTAGTTCCGAAGATATAATAAATAAGGGGAATGAACAAGCTGAATTATATGATTATAATGGGTATGAAGATATTGTGACTGAATATGGAAATGAAATGAATACTGAGTTAGGATATGCGGTTTTATATACGAAAGTAATGGATTTTTTGGTCAGTATTTCAAAAAGTGAGTAATTATGTTGGATATTTTAAGCATCAGATTATATGGTATATTATTACCTTTTTTGTAGTTAGATATGATAGAACGGAGAAAAATATTGTAGATAATTGTATGATTATTGGAGGGTGAAAATGAAATTGACGGATGAGCAACGTAAAATAGGAATAAAATATAATCTGATGCAACTATTATCAACAGATATACGGAATAAAAGATACAATGAGTTGCAAAAGATATATGAGAGTCTTAATTTGAAAAGCAATGATAAACTTGTCGCAAAATTAAGCGAAGAAAGAACATTAGGGGTATTATTTACCAGTATTGTATATACAGATATATTATTTGTAATTGCTGATTATATCAACGATAGACCGGAAATTGTAGACTTGGCTGATTTGTTATATGCAAAAAGGTGTCCTAAAATTAAAAAGATGTTTACTGATTGGGAAAAGCAGTATGTTTCTATGGGGGTTATTAAAAGTGCGAAAAAATTTGAAATGTCGTATACTGAAAATTTTTATCTCCACTTTTTGTTTTACAGATCAGATGTGTTTGTTGAGCCAGACAAAGTATTAAAGGGGTTTGATTATGAAGAAGATAGATATATGCTGAATTACAGTTTTTATATGACTGATAAAAACACATTTGACAATGCTTTTATCTTTTGTGCGGATGAGGAAGAAGCAAGGGAATATTTGTCTAATGGTGGTGTAAATAGGGTAGATAAAGAATTTGTTTTACAGTCAAAATTTTTTGACAGATACCTTTTAAAAAGAAGAAGTGAATTATCTGATTATTTGCATATAGAAGAAAATAAGCTGGCTGAATATATTCATAGTGAAATGAAGTCACATAGTATAAATGGAGAAATGCCTAGTAGATCAGGAATAGTAGGACAGATAGAAATATTTACAAGGGATATTATTGCAAATCAGAATGGTGGTACTTCATGGTATAATGCCATGACTACAACAGGTAATGAAAAGTGGTATGGAGAATCGGTGTTATATGTTCCTGATGTGGATGGATTGATTAGAAACTATTTCAAATCATATGTAGCAACGAGATATATTGAGCAAGTTATGGAGAAAAAACAAGGTTTTAATAAGATTACCTTATCAAAAGATTGCAAACCAGAAAGCTATGAGATGGTATATCAGACCATTTTATGTATGTATGAGATGGATGTATTGTATAAAATGTTTGCACTTATGCAGAAGCAATATTATAAAGATTTCTCGTGGGAGAAAATTACAAAACAAGATATTGCAACACGCTATGAGGATATTATTTCTGATTTAGAGCAGACAATTACAGATAAAGAAAATAGCATAAAAAGTCTGATACAGAAAAATAGTACATTGTCTTTGCAGATTACAGCGGATAATTCTAAACAAACAGCACCATTGGTAGCCGAAAATAATAAATTGTTAAAGGTTATCGAGGATAAGGATTCTGAGATCGCAGATTTAAAAAGACGGTTAGAATATCAAGAATTTTTTATCTCTGAATTAAATAAGCCAGAAGTTGAGGAAGTAAATAATACATACGACTTGGAAATGCTGCAATCTAAGAGATATATGTTTGTAGGACATATATCGGATGCATTACCAGATTTGAAATATAAGTTCCCAAACAGTATATTTATGGAATCAGAAACAGCTAATATATCTAATGTGGAAGTGGATGTAGTAGTAATGCTGATAAAATGGATGTCACATAGTATGTTTTATAAGGTCAAGGCGACAGGCTCATTGTCACAGACGAAAACAATAATGTGTAATACAAAAAATATAGATACTGTGCTACAAAAGATATATGATGAGATTTTATAATATTCAGAAAAAGAACAATATTATAGTTAAATAGAAAGTTGATAATTATGATAAATAAAAATGACGCTATGCAAGAAATGAAGACCAAAGCACAAGTTGAAAAAGCATATACAGACTATCAGAAATTTGTGAAGGTATCGAAAATGCCAACATATAAATTCAAATATATAAATCAACAAGGAACAACTATAGCAGAAGAGCGTAATGAGAACAATATATACTATTTGATTATCTCCAATAAATTATGTACTAATGAGTATAAATCAACTGCAAAAGGAATATTGTACCATGAATTTACTCATATATTAGATGAAGAGGAATTGATAAACAAGTATGGATTTTCTCACAATGAAAGAAATACTATGTATGTTTACAAGGAGATTCATGCGGAACAGATTAAGACATTATATTTACTAGGATGTAAAAATATTGATGATTTAGAAAGCATTGATAAAGATAAAATTAGTTTTCAATATAAGAATGAGATGTATAATATATATGATTATTTAATAGAATATCAAGGCGAATTAAGAAACAATATTGAGTTAATAGAAAATGCAAAAAATAGCAAGATTAAGATAAATATTTATGAATTTAATAATATTTTTAATCGAATATTTTACTATATTGGAGCAGCTAGTATATATCTAAAATACTGCAATCCAAATGCATATGATGCACTAGATATAAAGGATGTATGGGAATATTATGGGTTTGGTATGAATTATCTTTTGAAAGAAGTTGTTAAAAATGATGTGGGATTTCATACAAAAGAACTTATTGAAGCAATGGCAAAGATGAGGAATCTGTTAATACAGCATTTTGACAAATTCGAAATCATAGATGTTACATTATAAAGAATGAAGATTTTTTGCTGTTGTTTCTATGAGTTTCAACTTAAACATAAGGTACTTAAATTTCACAGGTTTAAGAGTACCCCACCTATGTAATATATGCTTGCTTAAATCAATGATTTTGAGGTCAAATTGGCTTTGCTGTTCTATAGGTGAACAAGTTTACCTGTGATGGGTTTTAAAGCGGATTTGAGTTGATTTTTATTGATTTATTCAAAGGATATGAGGGTAAAAAATATCGAGAGGTAAAATTTTTAAGTCACTGTATAGAGCAACCAACTACAGGGCTGCGGAGAAAAACAGATCCATTTTTTAGTTTAACCCACCCCCGACACGCTATATCATACCAAACCAGTAGGAATTATACACAATAAAACATATCAATAAAACAGTATAAAAAATAAGGGTGTAACTTCATTGGCTACACCCTTTTATTATGTCTTTCTGTATTCTGTTATGTGTTTATTGCTCTAAGTCTGTAAGATGTGGCAAGTCTGCTATAATATCATTGTAACTTTTGCCGTTTGGGTTGTCTAACTGTTTTCCTATGTCTCCAAGTTCAAAACAAATATAGTCGTACTTGTCATAGTACCAACCGCATACATCATCAAGCGGTATGCACTTATCAAGTGATATATAATTATCGGGGATAATTTTAACCTCTTTTGTAACTGTCTTTGTAATGGTCTTTGTGACTGTTTCCGTTTTTGCTTGTGTAGTTCCTGCAATGTAAGAGCATACCGACATAATAACGATAGTTACAATAGTTCCGATTGTTTTAACTGATTTCTTCATAGTGCTTTTATCTCCTTTTCTTTGTGGTAGGGTGTAGGCTTGTTATTGTCTACACCCTTATTTTTTAGGCTTCTTTTATCCTTTTGACTTCTTCCGTCTGTACTTCTGTACTTCCGTAATAGTTCCGTATATCGTCCATAGATAATTTTTTGTGGCTTCTCTTTCTGAATGATTCTGTATGAAAATACCACTTCTTTTTTTCTCTTGCCCACTTGAACCCTAAAGCCTTTAATGTGTCTTTGTGTTCGTATGTGTTGCCGTCTACCCATATCCAACAACCTACAATTTCAATATTGATATTCTGTAATGTGATAATACTTTGTAAAACTTCCCTTAACTTTTCATCTTCTGAAAAATCATACTTCATATTATCATAACTCTTTTTATCGGTGTCGCTTGTTTGCTCTGTCTTGTGTTCGTGTCTATCCTTTAACACTTTGAAAAGGTTGTCATATTCTGAATTGACTTCTTGCGTTGCCTTTGTGCTTCCGTTTGGGTTGTCTGGGTGGTACTTCTTTAATAGTTCTTTGTACTGTTTTCTTAATTCTTCCAGTGTTTCTACATTCTGAAAATATTTCATATAGAAAACCTCCTTTAAAAAATTGATAATGTTTTGTTGTTGATATAAATATACACTTTTATTCGTGCATTTGTCAACACGAATATTCGTGTACTTTTGCACAAAATTCATTAGATATCTTTATACACTTTTTTAGGTGTATTCACGAAAAAAGGTGTTGACAGTACACGAATATAGGTGTATAGTGTAGTCAAGGTCAAGGACAACAGACCTACAACAACAAAATAATTTCATCATTAAGGAGGTAGTCATTATGTATATGACAAAGAAAGAACTCGAAGAAAAGATTGAGGAAGTAAGAAAGTATAAGAGTATGGCAGAAGAAGCAAGCAACATTCAGAAAGCCTTGGAGCAGCAAATAATCTCATATATGAATGAGAACAACTTAACAGAAGAATTTACTGATTCAGCAAAAATCACTTATAAGGAACAGACAAGAGCAACACTTGACAAGAAAAGACTTGAGGAAGATTTGGGCGACTTATCAGAATATGAAAAGGTTACAAGCTACAAAGTTTTACGCATTAAATAATTAACAATTATATCAAGGGCAAAGGGTGGAGCAATCCACCTGACACCCTAAAGAATAGGAGTGATTGACAATGAAAAAATATACAACCTATGAAGAGCCATTACAAGGAAAAATTCTTACAGAAAAGCAGATGCATGAAGTCTATAGAGATTTAGCAGACAAAGCAGAATATCCAGACTTTGAATGTTGGTTTACAGACATGTTAAAAAGCGGAGTATTTGAGGAGGTGCAAGCATGAAAACACAGACAATTCAATTTGCAACAGTTACCCAAAACGGAGTAGTCCAGAAAGTTGGAAAAAGTACCATATTACAGCCAAAAACCAACTTTAAAGGCGGTTCTATTAAGTGGTACGAGGATAAGAAGAAAGCAGACAAATAAGCACAACGAGGCAAGCGGTTCAGCCGTGGGATTCAATTCTAACTTGCCTATCGGCAGAAATGCCACATTATAATAAGAAAGAAGGTGAGACAATGACAAGTACAGATTTAACAGTATTAGAGCCATATTGCAAAGATGATATGCGACAACTGAAAAAGTTATCAAAGTCAATCTTTTTGAGGCTTAACGAGCCATTGACAGAAGCAGACTATGACGATTTTTATAGTATCGCAAATATGACATTATGGCAGTGTTACAACTCTTATAGCACAGATAAAGGAGCAAGTTTTAATACTTTTCTTTGTAATTGCTTGACAAAAAAATTCAAGTCAGAGATAAGAGACAGACACAGAGAAAAAAGAGTTATCAATCAACTTGCAACTTCATTAGATGCAACTAATGACAGCGAAGAAGAATGTAATCTACTGGATTTTATAGCATCCGATTTTGACACATTCGAGGAAGTAATCAAAAACGACAACGAACAATTTCAAGACAAGGTACAACAGTACATTTCAAAACTTTCTAATCAGCAGGTAAATATATTAAACCTTTTGATTGATGGATACACACCTAAAGACATACGGCAGATTTTAGAAATTTCATCAACTGAATATGCCGAAAATATGAAGATTATGAGAAGTTTTGAAAATGTAAAGATTTTATTTTAGGAGGTAATCACTATGAAGAATATCAGAAAGCGGACATACACATTAGAGCAGTATTTAAAGGATATGAAGGCAGAGAAAATCAGAACGGATCAGGAATGTCAGAGATTATCAGGACAATGGAATCCAAACATGGTAAATGAACTGATTGCATCGGTTCTGACAGATGATTATATTCCACCTATTATTTTAGGTGAGGAAACCACATCAAACGGAATCACAAGACAGTGGATAATTGACGGATTGCAGAGAAGTAGCACATTATCATTATTCAGATACGGAAACGCAAAAATAACAAAGAATCTTGATGAATATATGGTTACTTATCAGACAAAGGCAACCGATGAAGATGGAAATATAAAGCGAGACGAGCAGGGCGAAATTGTATGGGAAAATGTAGATTTTGACATTCGTAACAAGACATACGAGCAGTTACCAGAAGAATTGAAAGAGGTATTCAATGGCTATCAGTTAGAGGTTGTAATTCATCAGAATTGCGACGCAACGCAAATTTCAAAACTGGTACGCAAACTGAATAATTGCAAGCCTATGAACCAGGCACAGAGAGCTTTTACATATATAGATGCGTTTGCAAGGGAGATAAGAGAAATTACGGAAAACAGATTTTTCAAGGATATGTACTCTTGCAACAACAAAGACAGAATAAACGGAACTTTTGAAAGAGCCATCGGAGATATGGTTATCTTATCTGAATACCCTAATCAGTACAGAAAAGATACAAAGATAGGCTTCAAGTGGTTAAATGAAAATGCAACCATTCTTGATTTTGAAAATCTTGATGATTTACTCACAAGGTTAGTAGAATCAACGGAAATCACAAGCGAGATAAGGGAACTGTTCAATAGAAAGAGTGCATATATCTTTGTGGCAGCATTTAAGGCATTTACAAAGTTAGGAAGGGAAGATAAAGAGTTTGGGGAGTTCCTGCATTGGTTAATTGCAGAAGGCAAAAATACAGAAATCAACGGAAAGACTTGGGTTGAATTAGATGTAGACCGTTCTACAAGGGATAGTGGAACAGTACACGGAAAACTTGATTATCTTACAGCACTTATCAATCAGTATTTCACAGAGGTTAAGAAAGTAGCATAAGGCAAAAGGGGAGGGCAAACCTCCCCGATATAAGAGAAATTGAGGTAAAGCATATGAATACAATATCAGATATTTTGATGGATATAGACAGAGGTTGCCTTGCTAATAATATGATTGAGGATTGCTTCACATACAGAATTGTATATTTTGTCAATGAGGGAAACAACGGAAAGAAATATTATCTTGACAGCTCATACAGAGATTTACGGAAATCATTGGAAAGTATTATCAGAGGGAATTTAACCTTGACAAATAATGTTGTTATAGCAGAGACAACAGTATTAAAAAGAGGGAAATGTACTTGTTTACAGAGTAGGTCATATTCATTCAATTTAGAAGAATATTTCAAGCGGATCAAAGGAGAATGTAACAGCAACAGAAACAATCAGTATTGCAGATATGCAGGATAAACGGAAGGCAGGATATACATATATGTTTAATTTTAGAATCATCACAACAGCAGACGGAAACCAGATTATAGATAGAAACTTAAAAACTCCATATGATGCACTTACACCAACGCAAATGATGGAATACATGGAAATGGATAACAGCCTTGCTTTTATGGATAGAATGGAACGCAAGGCAAGAGAGAAAGCGGAGCATATGAGGAGAGTTGCAAGGAATCCATTTTACAGATTGGCTTGTATGGTAGGTTTGATGTAAAAGGAAACTGTAAAGGATGGGGCAGCTTAAAATATAGCTGTCCTCAATGGAAAAGAGGTTGATATTATGGCTTATATACTTACAAATGGAAATTATTACATAACAGTTACAGACACAGGAAAGACAACAAAAACGAATAATATAGATGAAGCAAAGTTATTTGCAACCATTGGTAAAGCACAAGAGAAAATCAAGAAAGCACCAGCAAAAACGAAAAATTATTATATTGAGGATATAGATACGAATGTAAAAATACAATGTAATGCAGATGGAAAAATCAAGCGAAAAAGATATTCTGATAATGTAAAAAAATTGCTTTATATGAATGCAGACGGAAAATGTGCTTTGTGTGGTAGGAAGTTGTTATTTGAAGATATAACGATTGACCATAAAATTCCTTTAGCTTGTGGCGGTGCTGATTCTGTAGAAAATTTGCAAATTTGTTGTCTGGAAGATAACCAGTTCAAAGGCTCAATAATGCCTGATGATTTTATGGAACGGATAACAAGAATTTTTTTATATCAGATGGATAAGAAAGAAGGCAAGCGGTTATTATGGAAGATTGTGCATAAAATATTGAATAAGATGATATAAGCGAAAAATCAGCATTAGAAGAAGTTGCTACACCTCAACTAATGCTGATTGAAAATTAGGGAAAGGAGTGTTATAATATACACGAAAGATAATGTATATTATTTGAACGGAGAATGTTAATGATAAATTATAATAAATTGATGAAGAAGTTGGATGATAAAGGTATAACAACTTATGTTATAAGGCAAAAAGGATTAATGCCACAAAGTACATTGACAAAAATTAAAATGTGTAGTGGTGATTCAATGAAAGAAATAGAACAAAAAATAAAAGAGTACAACGAAAAGCCAGATAATGTAGAAAAGGGAAGAATATTCGCCGGTGGTGATGTATCAACAAAAACCATTGAGGATATATGCCAGCTTTTACAATGCCAGCCACAGGACATAATTGATTGGGAAGTAGAGTTAAACCCAGAGTTATCTTATGAAAATCGCTACAAAAATGCAAAATAATAGCATATAAAGAAACAGCGATTTCATCCGAAAATTTAAAGGAGGTATGACCTATGACAGCAACTAGAAGAGAAGCTATTGAATTATTGGAAAGAGTACCAGAAGATAAGCTGACTTATGTTGTTCAGATTTTAAGTGGTATTGATGGTTTGATAAGTATATCAGACAGACGAACAAAGAAAATTGATTTAGACCAGTTTGTTATGCCTACAACAGAGCGTGGCAGAAATGCAGATGAATATATAAGGGAGATGAGAGATAATGACAGAATTTAAAAGAGTGTTTGTTGATACAGCACCTATTATATACTATCTTGAAAACAGTCCTTTATATTCAGAGGTTATAAAGAGATTCTTTACAACATGTATAGAAAAGAATATACAGGTCGTTACTTCTGCAATAACAATAGAAGAGTATCTGGTATATCCGTATTCAAGTGGTAAAATGGATTTTGTTGATAATTTCAAACGATTCTTAGATTATATGAATGTAGAAATTATAGATATAAATTCAGATATTGCAGAGCAAGCATCTAAACTTAGAGGACAGTATAATGGATTTAAAGCAATGGACGCATTGCAAATATCATCAGCGATTGCATCCAGATGTGATATGTTTTTCACTAATGATAAGCAGTTAAGGCAGGAAAAAGAAATCCCTTGTATGACAATGGATGATTTACAATAATAAACAAAGCACCAACGGAAAGAAATTTATCTTTCTGAAGGTGCTATTTTTAATCCTGCTGCTTGTTATGAATTTTATCAACAGCCTTTTCTAATTCTATTGTCTGCCAGCGTTTGCGGATGATCTGACTTTGTAATTCTGATAATCTTTTATTTGTGTAGTGTTCCATCCATTTAATAAAAGAAGATGGTATATGCTTTTCTGGTATCTTTTGAATTATAGCGAATATCAAATCTTCTAAGCGGTCATAAATCTTATGTAAAAAATCTTTGAAGCGGTTCTGCTTCTGAATCTCAATGTAAATGTAAATCAACTCCTTCCATATATATTATATAGGAAGAAAAACAATGCTACAAGCTAAAATGGAAACTGTCTATAAAGGTGTCATTTTACGGAGAATACTTATTATGTAAGGAAATGTATTTGTAAAGGTGTCAATTCTATTTACAGATATATCCGAAAAGTGACAAGTGTTTTACGAACAGAAAGGACAGTAATATGAAAAATGAAGTATGGGGATATGCAAGAGTTTCTACAAAAGAACAGAATCTTGCACGACAAATTGAACAGTTAAAAGAGTTTGGAATATCTGAGAGAAATATTAAGTGTGACAAAATAAGCGGAAAGACATTTAATCGAATGGAATACAACGCATTAGTTGGAACAGAAACAACAGCACCAACTTTAAGAGAGGGAGATTTGCTTGTTATTGTCAGTCTTGATAGGTTAGGTAGAAACTATACGGAAATCAAGGAACAATGGAATTATATTATCAATGTTATTGGAGCAGATATTGTTGTGTTGGATATGCCATTACTCGACACAAGACAATCTGGTGATAATCTTGATAAAAGATTTATTGCTGACCTGGTATTACAGATTTTGTCTTATGTGGCACAAAAGGAACTTGAAAACACAAGACGTAGACAAAAACAGGGAATGGATGTTATGCCAGTAATCAATGGAAAGAAAACTTCTTTAAAGACAGGTAGACCAACAGGCAGACCAAACGCACAATTTCCCGATAATTGGAAAGATTATTATGAGAAATGGAGACTAGGAGAAATGACAGCAACAAAGTGTATGGAAATACTGAATTTGAAAAGGTCAACATTTTATAAGCTGGTTAAGATTTATGAAAAAGAAATTCATAATAATAGAGAGAATGAATATATACAAAAGAAAACAATCGGAGGTGGAAATCATGGATAAGTCACATGAGGCAAATGCTTTTTGTAGTGGTATGGTTACTGGAATCAATCTCTATCAGCAAAAAGTTGTAACAGCACAGAAAAATAATGAAGCAATCAAAATTGGTGGAGAATTATATTATATCCAGAGTGCAAAAGAAAGATTGCAAGATATGGTGGATAAAATTTGTAAGTAGTAAAGATTGGAGCGATTAAATGAAAAATTTTAATGGAAAAGTTTTATGGTATAGTGACCGATTAGGTTATGGAGTAATTTGTGGTACAAATGGTGAAACATATTTCATTCACCATGAAGACATTGTTTCGTCTTCTATAGATGAAGGCAGACACAGGAATCATTTATCAAAAGATGAAAAAGTGTCTTTTGATTGGTGTTGGAAACTTAATACAGGCAATAAGAAACGTCAAGCAATAAATTTGCGAGTAATGGAGGAATAGAGTATGCATATTGATGTAGAAACAAAATTTGAAGTAGGACAGGAAGTTTTTCTTATTAAGAAGGACAGGAAAGTGATTGAAAATAAGGAAAAATGTAAAATATGTAATGGTGAAGGACACATTGTATTTAAAAGATATACAATGAGCTGCCCTGAATGTGAGGGAAGTAAGTATATTTGTGTAGATTCAAATATTGTAGACAATTATTTTACAGATAAGAAACCACATACAATTACAAGCATTGGAATAAAAACTACTGCAAAGGAAAGTGAATTGACATACATGATTGACGGAAAAGCATATGAGAGGAAAAAGGTTAGCGAAAATGAAATATTCGCCACAAGAGAAGAAGCAGAAAACCGATGCAACGAACTTAACAAGGAGGTCAAGGGTAATGGCAACAGATAGACAGACACCATGTTTATATTATGTGTGTGCAGGATTTTGTACCAAAGGTAGAAAAGCGGATCACGCTCATTATTGTCAGCACTGCAATAAATATCAACCGAGAGCAAAGGTAAGATATAAGAACCAAAAGAAAGAAAAGCTTGAGAAAATCAGAAAAAACGAGAGGTATTAGAATGAAGAGAAAATTGAAAATCTTTACATACGGATTCTATATAGGAATGATCCTATGGATATGCAGTTTGGTCGTATCTATGACTGTGAACAATGTCACAATGAAAATGCTTTTGATATTTATACCGTTAGCAATATATCAGTTTTTCACAATAGGCAAGGGAATTATCGAGGATAAGATTAAGAGAGGAAGGTATTAAGATTATGGAACAGCCAAAATACAGATTTGAAGATTTACATTTACAGAGTGATAAGAACTACACAGATATAAATGATACGATAGTAGGATTTTTATTTGACAGAGATATTATTGTACCTTTTGATATTCAGAGAACCTTAGAGGATATAATCAACAATATGCTGGCTGAACATTTTGCGGAAACACAACAGGTATTATATCCTTCTGATTTTGAAGTATCAATCAGCATGGAAATGGACACACGAACAAATAAAGTGATTATTAGTACATATATTGTCAATGCTGATGATTTAAACTTACATACAGAAATCGACATAGATACATTACATGATTATGGAAGGACAAAGAAATATTTCTTCACTGAATTAGGGTGTATTGTATTAGATAGAATCGGACAGCTACAGAAGGCAGCCAATGTTAAAGGTTGGTTAGCATCATAGCATTATAATAAGGAAGAGAGAGGTTATATTATGATAGATACAAATATTGAATCATTAGCAATCAAAGCGGAAATTAAGCAGAGACTTAGAAAAGAGATGGAGAATAGTATATCAGAGGATGATACGAAATTTGTTCCAAAAACATTTGACGATGCATCAAGCCGATTCAGATTTTCAAGAAAAAGCAGATAGAAAAAATCGGCAAGGTATGTTATACTCATTAGGTATTAAGGGCGTGATGAACCCTTGATATACATTTTTTAATCATAGGATTATCTATAGATTGAAATTGTTTTGTTGTTGAAAAGTCATGGCTGTAACAGGTCATGGCTTTTCTGTTTTTATGGAAAGAATTATATTTGTGATTATGTGTTTCTTCCTATATAATAGAAGTAGAAATTTGAAGTGAAGGCGGTTTTTATATATGGAAGAAAAAAGTAATGTTACTAAGTTGACACAGAAGGATTACCAGAAGAAGTATGATGAAAAGACGCAATCAGTTACAATAAAGTACACACCTGCTGATATGTCAGATTATAATAGGATGATGAAATATCTTGAAAAAACAGGAAAATCAAGAAGCTCATTCATAAAGGAATTGATAAATGATTTTTTTGAAAATGAGAAATATGAAATAACTGAAAGTCGAATAGCTGACTATTATAAGATATACAATGTAGATGGAGAGTTACTTGATAAATTAAAGGCTGTTGTGGGAGAAGAAAAATACAATATAATATTGGATATTTTAAAAACATTTGTAGAAGATGAGTTGTATGATGCTTATATATATAAAGGAGATGATGTTGACATTTGGATTGAGGATTTTATGGATGAAATCAAAAATGGTGATGTTGATATAAATGTTTCTGATAAAGAATTTGAAAAAATTATTGATAAAAGTTTAAGTCATAATTTAAAATCTGTTTTCTATGGCTGAAACTTCATATCACATTTTCTCGATTTTGTCAAGTCCACCAAAATTGAATATAGGTGTTACATAGTTTTGAAATGAACCACTATATATAGATTATTAAGTCTATATGTAGTGGTTTTTCTTTTTGCGGAAATCAAAACAACAAAAAAATTCAAAAACAAGTGGAGAATATTATATATGAAAGGGTTGATTGCAAAACACTTCATAAAAATTTTCTCATTCTATGGAAATCTGATAGGAGAATGTTTTGAAAAAAATTTTGATGGTGTGGAAATTTTGCAAAAAAACAATTTTCAAAAGGCGAATAAGTATATAGATGGCAGAAATGCCAATATATTTTTTAGCATTTAATGACGAGAGACAAGGAGGTGTGGAAAGTAATGACAAAGTTTGATTATGAAATCTTGATGTTACTGAATGAGAAAAATGTGGATAATTCATTAAAAGCAATGAATATCTCACAGATATTAGAAGATATTTCAGTAGCAAAAAGGAAGTCATATAGTACAGCATATAGACATTTACAGGAAATGACTAAGCAAGGATATGTGAAGTGTGGTCTTGTGGATGGACTGGCAAGCACATATTACATTGATGAACTAGGAAAAGTATATTGTAAAGCACAAAATTAAGGATGGTGTAAATGGCATACGGAAAGATTTATATTGCGGATTTGAGCAAGAAGGTAACGGATTTATTTAATGAGCTGATAGATGCAAAGAAACTGAATGAGAAAGAGTTTATCAGTTCTTTCAAAGAAAAATATCCTAAAGACTATGATTTGCTGGTCTATGAATGGGAATTTAAGGTACACGCATTTAAGAAGAATAAAAAAGGACATCCTGTACCTCATCCAATTAGACCAGACAGGATATTGAGTAATATGTATCATAACTATTATTACAAGCTGATAAAGAAACCTAAGATACAGAAAGCCAAGGAGAATTATATTAAGAGGCTGAAATGTGAAATGGGTAAGATTGGTTACAAAATCAAAGAGAGTCCATTAAATAAATGGAGATTTTCAGTAATTGATAAGAGCGATAATAAGGATATTGCAACAGACCTTCAGTATCAAGAACTGAAAAAGGTTTGTAATCAGCTTATGAATAACAAAAAGAAGGGAGGTGCGAAGTAGTGAGTTTATCTATTAACAGACTTGATGTAAATATAATGAAGATTCTTGCACAGGAAAAATGCTTTGATGAATTGTGTGGTATGACAATCAACGAGATCAACACATTTTATGGTGAGGATGATTTACTTACTACAAGGCACAATCTGGTAATGCGTGTAAAAACATTGGTAAAAGATGGATATATGGAGAAAGGTATTAAAGACCATTTAGAATTTACCTATTTTATTACAGAAAAAGGATTAACAACAATCAAGTGGAACGGAGGAAAAGACAATGAGTAATAGAGGTTTAGTGAATGATGTAGCAATAGTTGGTGTAGGTGGTGCAGGAACAAATATAGCCTTCTGTCTTGAAAAATTAGGATATACAACAATTCATATCAATTCAAGCACACAGGATGAATCAGCTATTAAAGGTGCAAAGAATATCAGACATTTAAAAGGATTTAATGGGTGTGCTGGTAATCGTGCATTAGCAGAAAAGGCACTTGCTGAAAATATGGATATTGTAGATGAAATCTCTGCCCTTGAAGAATCTATTGTATATGTGATTTTTTCAAGTGCAGGCGGTACGGGGAGTGGGGTATCTACAGCCTTGATTGATATGTTGGTTGAGGAAACGGACAAGACTATTTGTTCAATCGTGGTACTTCCAGATAAGGACGAGGACTTTGATTTTCACGTAAACAGTTATAAGTGCTGCCAGGAATTACTTGAAATTGAAAATATGGGTTCTGTTATGTTCCTTGACAATAATAGTGGCAACAAGCAGACAATCAATAGTATCTGTACCACAATGCTTAATACATTTATTTCAAACAATTCTGTATCAGAGTTAGGAAATGTAGATGAACAGGAAAAGAGAACAATTTTAAGCACACATGGAAGTATGGTGTTATCCGTATTAGGTAATGAAAAAGCAAGTTCAGAAAAGGTTATTGAAATGCTTACAACGAACAATATCTTTGCACCAATACAGAAAGATGGAAAGTGTGAGTATATCGGTATCATCAATTCGACTAAGAAGATTAACAAGGACGATATTATTAAGATTGTTGGTATTCCAAGACGAACATTTGAAGGATATGGAAGTGACAAGACTATTACTGCTATATCTGGTTTATCATTCCCATTTGACCATCTTAACAGTATTAAGGAGATTGCAAAGCAGAAACATGATGAAAGAATCAATGCTGCAAAAGCAATTAAATCTAATGAGTTAGAAGATTTGGATTTTTCAGATGAAGTAGTCGTTGAAAAAGAGGGAAAACAGAAGTCTAAGAAGTTATCAAGACGAGATAAGCTAAAAATGCTTAGTAATTAAAAATACAGATAGATAACAGAGAATGTATATATAGGCAATAGATAGACACTATTTGCATAACAGAAAAATACAGAAGTGAGGAGAATATACATTATGAGAAAGACAACAGCAAACAGATTATTAAAAGCTATCACAGACAATCTTGTATCAGTTACAAGTGCAGTAGTAAACCATGATGAAGGTATGAAAGAGCCAATATCAGTTGAAAAGTTTAAGGAAGATTTAGAGTTCTACACTAATTCGGGCATATTCGCAGATACCATTGATTTTACTTATGAAAAAATTGTAGAAGATAAGCTACATATTGCAATCGGAAAAGCAAGTTGTTACTGCTATGATGATATAGACGTGATTTTACAGCTTAGTGATGGTATAGATATAGAAACTGTCACAAAACAGTTGTATGAGAATTTTGACGAAAGATTGTCGGCTTAAAGAGAGAACAATATATTAGAGGTCATTCAGTTTGAATGATAAAGGAAATCACGAGATACTTTCTCATTCCTGCCTTATATATAGAAGAAACAATAACGAAAGCGAGGAATTTAACAAATGAAAACAGGAAAAGTTAAGTGGTTCAACAATCAGAAGGGTTACGGATTCATCTCTGACGAAGAAGGTAATGATGTATTCGTACATTATTCAAATATTCAGATGGAAGGTCGTAAATCCTTAAATCAGAATGATGTTGTTGAATTTGAGATTGGCAATGGTGAAACCGACAGGACACAGGCGGTAAATGTCAAAGTTGTATCTGAATCAAATCAGTAAAAATCAATCTTCGAGTGGAGAATATAGTATTAACAGAGATAATGTTGTAGTGAGATTAAGCAACCGACTATTGAAGCGAATAGTTACAGTTCAGAACGGATATACAAATCCCCTTTTATTAAAACATATATCAGTGAAGATACTGATTACATAATTTGAACGGAATTACAATACCATTGAAGATAATGGTTATACATATTGGACGGATAGACAGGCACATTACCTATTATTGGTGGTGTGCCTACATTAAATTAGAATTGGAGGTAATGAACTATTTACAAAGGAACTAATAAGATGAATATGTACATAGTCAGATCATTAGCAATGACAAATTGGCTATGCAATAACGGATTTAAAATTTTAAAAGTTGAGGATTCAGAGAAGGATGATAAGTTAAAGGTTTTCTTCTTTGAGGATTCGCCAGCTTTACACGACACTATGATGAAGTATAGAAAGAGAGTGTGAGTGTATGGCAAATGGCAAGCAAAAAATATGGGTATCTGACCTTATAGGGGAAGATTATAAAAGATGGCACAATGAATTTGTGATTTTAGATTGTGGTACAGCTTGCGGAAAGACATATTTTTGTATCAGAAGATTAGGAAAATATGCAGCTACAAAGAAGAGGAGAATTTTATATCTTTGCAATAGAAGCAAGTTGAGAAATCAGACATATAGACAAGTAAAGGATGAAAAGTTACAAGCAACTATATATGTGACTACATATCAGGCTTTTCAGAGGAAAATACAGCAAGGGGATAAAATATCTCACTATGACTATATTATTGCTGATGAATGCCATTATTTTACAACAGATGCAGGATTTAATGATTATACGGATGTTGCATATAACTATTTAATGAAGCAGAAAGAATCAGTTGTAGTATTTGTTAGTGCAACAGCAAAATCATTTTTTAAGTATCTGAGAGATACAAGCAAAGTAAAAAAGAAGAACAGTTATAGGTTGGATAAGGATTATTCCTATGTGTCGAAGTTGTTTTATTACCAGAGTGAAGAACTTCCAGGAATTATAGATGATATTTTGAATAATGAAACTGACAGCAAGATAATTGTGTTTTGTAATTCTGGTGATAGGATACTTGAAATGAGCAAAATCTATGGAGATAAAGCTGATTACTATTGTTCCAGAAATACAAAGAAAAAACGATTAAGAGATTTGTGCGGCTGGAAAGAAGATTCAAATGGAAAGATTATTGAGGAGCCTGCTTGCATAAAAACATATGCTGATGATCTCATAACATTTGATAAGAGGATTTTGTTCACAACTTCTGTATTGGATAATGGTGTAGATTTGAAAGATAGGAAAATAAAACACATATTTACAGAGATTGTAGATGTTGACACAATGATACAGACATTAGGAAGAAAAAGAAGTCTTGCAAAAGATGATACTTGTTATTTCTATATTAGATTGTATCAGAAAAAGGGATTACAGGGATTCATCAACAGAATCAATTATCACTTAGAACCGGTTGAACTGTATAAATCCGATTATGAAGCTTTTTACAAGAAATATGGTGATGGTAAGCAGAGAGAAAAACTGAATAATAACAAGATATTCTATAATCTGTTCAAAAAGAAAAACATATATGGTCAGATTAAAGTCAATGAATGTAAATTCAGAAAATACAGCCAAGATTATGATATGTTTACCAGCATGAAAGAGTTAGGACACAAAGGATATTTAGAAGATATTCTGGAAGAATCTCTGACCAGTAATGCAGAAGAAATGGTATGCAATGTAGAGGAAATGGATAAATTTATTCTGTTTCTAAAATCCATAGAAGGAAAAAGATTATATGTAGAAGACCAACAGTATATCAAAGAAGAATTTGAAACAATCGGATTAAAGTTGAGATATAAGGGAATCAATACATTTAATGGTGCATTGGAAGATAACTACAAAAATTTGTATAAGAGCAGATTCTATAGTGCAGACATAAATGATAAATCATATGTTGACAAGAGAAGAGTCCTTGATAATGGTTTACCTAATCCTAATAGAGATAAAAGATATTGGATTTTAGAGGACAGGTCTGCTATTGGAGAATCGAGCTGACAAGACCAAGAGGAAAACTGTGGGGGCAAATCCACATTTATGTATATAATGTCATTTTTGTGAATCTGACCCCAAGGATAAAATGATGTCCTACTTTCTTTGAAACCAACCTTTTCTACTAAGCTTCACAACGCAATCAAAGATTGCTGTTCCGCTAAGTGAAAAGCCTGCGCCAAAGAAAGATAGCAAAGAAAGCGCACGAATCAGTAAATATATTTAATAGAGATACTTAATTTGAGCGTACCTTGAATGGTTCAAAATATGAATTAAACTGATTATTCTTTTCGATAAAGAGAGAGTATGTCGGCTGCCTATCGGCATCCGAAATAAGCACTCTCTATTTATCTGAATAATAAGTTTACAATTTTTTACTTGATGGAAGGAGATTTTAATAATGGCAAATAAAAATAATGAATTTTGTTGTATATGTGGAAGTAGAAAAGATGAAGTAGACAAGCTGATAAAGGGTAAATATGGATATATCTGTGATAGCTGTATCTCTATTGCAAGTGAATTACTCAATGATGAAGAAGAGGAATCAATTACAAATAATATGCAGTTGGCTACACCTTCACAGATAAAGGCACATTTGGATCAGTATGTTATCGGACAGGATGAAGCAAAGAGGACACTTGCAGTTGCAGTCTATAATCACTATAAAAGATTAAAGCAGAATAAAAAATCTGATGTGGAGATACAGAAGTCTAATATTTTAATGATTGGTTCTACTGGAAGTGGTAAGACGCTGATTGCACAGTCACTTGCAAAATTCTTAGGTGTACCATTTGCTATTGCTGATGCAACAACACTTACTGAAGCTGGTTATGTTGGTTCAGATGTAGAAACCATGTTACGCACACTCTTACAGAATGCGGATTATGACATTCAAGCCGCACAGCGAGGAATCATTTATATTGATGAGATAGATAAAATCAGTCGTAAAAGTGAAAATGTCTCCATTACAAGAGATGTATCTGGCGAGGGAGTACAGCAAGCACTTCTTAAAATCATTGAGGGTACTATTTCAGAAGTGCCAGTTACAGGCAGTAGGAAACATCCACAAGCTGAAACAGTGAAGATTGATACATCCAACATACTTTTTATCTGTGGTGGAGCTTTTGATGGCATTGATAAAATCATCGGCAAGGAAGAGATACATAATTCTATTGGATTTGGTGCTAATGTTGCCGATAAAAAGGAATCATTTACCGACTTGTCAAAGGTTGAGCAGCATGATCTTGTAAAATATGGTCTTATGCCAGAGCTTATAGGCAGACTTCCTATTATAACTGCATTGAATCCGCTATCAGAGGAAGATTTGGTACATATTCTCACAGAGCCAAAGAATGCGATTACAAAGCAATACCAGGAGTTATTATCTATGGATGGTGTTAAGTTAGAGTTTGAGGATGAAGCATTGAGAAAGATTGCAGAGTTGGCTATTAAAAAGAAAACAGGGGCTAGAGGATTACGTTCTATAATCGAGGGTTCTATGCAGAAGATAATGTTTGAAATTCCCGATATGTCAATAGCAAAGAAGGTTGTTGTAACTGCTGCTTGCGTTGAGGGAAAAGCGGATGCATTGGTTTATGGTGCAAGGAATAAGAAGATAGCGTAAATCCGATTGCGTCCAAATGGACGCATATGAAAATAATTGACAATAGGAGCTTTTACATGGATATTGAGAAGATTAGGGAATACACAAAAATATATATTGATTCATTGCAGTATGGAAATGCTTTTCGTGATGAAGCATATATAAACAGACAGATAGAGAGAATTGCAAGAGCAGAAAAATTAGAACAGTACATAAATGCTATTAATAAGGGTAATAGATTTGACTTTCTGAATTTCCTACATAAATACAATGTGATAACAGATCAAGAATGTGCGGATGCATTATATTCTATCTGGACTATGCAAGAGAGATTTTATGATTGTGGTATGGCAAAAACTAAGATGATTAAATTTATGAAGATGGCTGAGAAATCATTAGTTCTACCAGATGATATTGATAAGCTGTCGGATGATTCTATGATAACTATTTATCGTGGGGTGAAAGAAAATGATTGCAAAGGATTGTCATGGACTACAGATAAAAATACTGCTATATGGTTTGCAAAGCGATTTTCATATGATGTGGATAAGTGTTATGTATTTACAGGACAATTAAAGAAGAAAGATATTATTGCATTTTTTGATTGTAGAAATGAGAGTGAGATAGTTTGTGATTATCGAAAAATCAAAGATATTCAGTGTGAAGAGATTTTGGCAGAACCGAATAATTCGGATGTGGTAAACTAAGCACAATTTGGTGCTAAGTTGTTATAACCGACTTTATCGGTTTTGAAACTACTATAAAGGTTACAACCATTTGGGTGAACCGAAAGTTTCGGATGACCAAATCAAATGAAAAAGTTTTTAATTTGAAATCAACCACCACGAAATCGTGGTCAGTGATTATCAGAAGGAGAATATATATATTATATGGATAAATTTACAGTTGAAACAGGAAATAAAGATACAACCGAATTAAATAGGCTTACAAGAACAATCAAGTTACATGATATGTGGAATAGACAGTATCACAATACTGTTAGCAGTATATTTCAAAAGCACAAGAGCATAGATGATTGGTCGCAGGATGAATTGATGAAGGTTGCCCTATGCGGTGTGAAGTATATCAATTATATTGCTGACATTGAGCGTGAAAATCAGAGATTGGATGAAAGTTATAATACACCATTTGCAGTCAAGGAGAATGGATTTAATTTAATAGATACTCTATTCGGTACTATTGGTCGTATCAAGCTAGGTAATCTAATTAAGATATTCCCGATAGATAAAACCTATGATGGCGATAAATGGGGCTGCAAGGATTACTTTTTCACGATGGATGTTCTGAAGGAAAAAGGTCTTGACAATGCGGTTGGTCGTGATGATGTATTCGATCTTATGTGGGATTATATGAATAAAGATTTGAGAGAATTTACAGTATTCTATATGAGTTGTATGAGTGCCATGTATAAACAACAGACTGGTGTTGGCTTTGCAGAAAAGTTCTGTGAAGATAACGGAATCGGCACATATACGATGGACAGAGAAAATGGTCTGTTGATTGATAATCAGAGTGGAGAAATCGCAAAAATGAGCAATAAGCCTTCATTTATGCAGATTGTGAAGTAAAATTCTATTTTTCAATTCTTAACGTCCGAAAAATCGGGCGTATCAAGTGCAAAATTGCCAAGGAAAGAATCATTTCTTTCTATGGTGTATTTTGTGTCAAAATCACATTCCAGATGGAGAATATTATATATAGAAAGACATTTTTACGAAAGGTGGTAGAGTATTATAGGACACGTTAAAGCAGGAAGAGTAAGGATATATAAATTAAATACATTCAAAGCATTAACAGATGAAGAGAATGAGATTTACAATGACAAGAACAAAAAGAATGTTGATTTATTAGAAGCCATTCATAATAATAAATCTGTCAGAAAAGTACCAGATAAGTATTTGAATGAAAGAAACGAGATTGCAATATTTGAAAATGATATTGTCAGACTTGCATTAGCTGATAGAGAGTGTGAGAAATGTGATTATCAGTTGTTGGATGAGATAATTTATATGGTAATCAACCATAATGAAATCTTGTGGCAGATTCTAAGAGATGGAATCAAAATCGGTGGTAAAGAATATATGTTGTTTACTGCCACTACTGGACAGGTCAGAAATGTTACTGTTACTCTTATGAGGAAAGATTTTTTTGAAAAGCACAAAGGATTTTTAATGGTCGGATTGACTACTGAAAGTATCAATGCTAATGGTGGTATGAATGTAGGAAAGTATTTGTCATACAATGCGTTATCTTTATCATCAAGTGTAAAACCTCAAACAGTAATAGACATTGACAGATGTATTGTTGTAGAAGGTCTTGAAACTGTTGTTACAGACAAGGTTAAGTATATTGATATTAGGACAGATGATAACGGACAATGCTTTGTAAATGATACACCAAAAGAGTATCAGACAAAGAGTATTTCTATTGAGCATACGGATGGTGCTGGTATGTTTATTCCAGGGGAATTACCATCAAGCTGTCAGATAAGAGGCGGTTATATAAAAGGTGCTATGTTCCCATTTGATTTTAGATTGTTTACGCATGAAGTATCTCATAATAGTATTTTGGTTGATCCGTGGGGAACTCCGCATGATGTAGAAGAGGAAGATATAAGATACATCATTACAACAAGTCAGTTGAAGATGTGGAAACAGTATGAATCATGGGAACATTACAAGACTAAGTTCAAGGAAAACAATCTGGAATTATCTATAAATTCTTATGCTAATCCTCCAAAAGAAGAGGTCACATTCTCTTATCAATTTTTACAGACACTTCCATATAATACCGATATTATAGAATTATGTAAGCCAGCTATTGAGGATTTAACAAAGCTGAAAACAGATTTTTCTTATATGAAGTCGCAGTTAGGATTAGCACTTGATGAAGTGACGGATGATGATACAGACGAAGAGGTTAAGGGGCAGGAATCACAGACAGTAGATACCAATGTTGAGAGAGCTAATTATTATATTGCAAAGGCATTAGATATTTATCCTCCACTTATTCACGATAAACATATTATGAATAAGGTACAAAGTCTATTCAAAGCAAAGAAAAGGGCATATATGGGCGGTAAACTTCCAATGAGAGGTTACTACAGTTATGTTGCACCGGATATGTATGCTTTTTGTGAATATCTGTTTATGAGTAATACTGATCCGCAAGGCTTAGTTCCAGAGAATTGTGTGTATAACAAATATTATGCTGAATGTGAAGATGTGGAAGAAGTATTATGTCTTAGAAGTCCACACTTATCAAGATATGAATATCCAAGACGAAAGTTAGTATCTTCTGATGAATGTAATAAATGGTTTAGATATATGGAGAGTGACACAGTTGTAAGCTGCCATGATTTAATTTCCAAGTCATTACAATGTGACTGGGATGGTGATGAGATTTTAGTATGCACCGACAAAGCATTGTTGAAAGCAGCAGAATCATTACCACAAGAGCCATTATATTATGATATGCAGAAAGCAGAGCCACAGCAGATAACGAATGAGGCAATTTACAGCACTTTGGTTAAAGGTTTTAGCAATAATATTATAGGTGAATCAAGTAATGCTATTACAAAGCTGTGGAATGTTCCTGAGTTAGCAGATGATCCGCTTATGTATGATGATATGATAAATGTTATATGTGCTTTATCAAATTATGCAATAGATTTTCCTAAGACTGGTAAGAATCTTGATATAGGCGAATATCAGAAGTTATATAAAGAATTAGTTCCACCAGAGGACATAAGAGAAAAATTTAAGCCACAGAAGATTAAATATCCGCAATTTTTCAAATATGCCAAAGGTAAAAAATCTAATCTTGCTGAATACACAGATAGTCCAATGGATAGAATTGCACAATACATTGATAAAACAGTCGGTAGCAAGCATTATAAATATGAGATTGGAACTGATGAAGAATTTGATTATAGACAGTTGATGAATAATTCAGTCGGAAAGAATGGTAAACCTTTATTTGAAGTCGATAGGTCAGATGAAAAATACTTGAAAGCATATAATGTCTTGAACAGCAGGAAGAAAGCAAAACAGAAGTTGTGTCAAGATATTAAAAAGGAAATAGACAGGAAAAACACAGATACTAAAGAGATAACAGCTAAGTATGATGTATTTCATTATTACTGTATCAAAGAAATTAAGGATATATTCACGGATAAAAAGGGCATATTCAATGTTGATCTTGCAGTCAATTACATAATTGATATGGAATATAAAAGCGATTTTTATACTACAAGCAAAGATATTTTGTGGAAGTGTTTTGGTAATGTGATTGTAGACAACCTCAATCGTAATCAAAAAACAGGTATAACATTAAAGGAAAGACCTAGAATGTGTTATAAGAAAGCGGTTAGAGGTAATGATGAATTAGACCAGATGATTACTGATAGGATGGAGCGAAAGAGTGTTTATATAACACAAGCTGATATGAATTATATAAGAGTAGTCCTTCAGACAAAGAAAAACGGTTCATATTATCAGAATGATGTAGGGTTATTATTTGCTTTATTATGTCATTATAAGTATGCTAAACAGTCTGGACGATTAAAAGAAGATGGTTCATTTTATATCACAAGAAAAAAGCACAAGACTATTATTAAGCCGAATGGTAAAAAGAAGAAAATAGACATATCCTATAATATGAATAAGATTATGGAAATGGTCGGTGCTAAATCTTATGCAGGAAGTTTTGCAAGGTTTATGAGTAGCGGTATTCAGATTGAAACTGATGAAAACAAAATCAGTATAAATCTTGATATTGAGGAAGAAGATAATACTGAGGTGTTATTTACAGTCCAAGATATTTACAATCCGATGATATATTTGCAAGCATATAATGAGGACAAGGAGTTGTCAGAATGTATTGTGTGCGGTAAACATTTTATAAAGGATAGAAACAAAAAGACCTGTAGTGGTGAATGTCATAGTAAACTTCATGATCTACAGGTTGGTAAAAATAACAGAAAAAATAAGTCTGCTGCCATAGCATAAAAAAGCAATTTAATATTTTTGAATAAGAAACAGAGTGTCAAAAAAGCCTAGAAAATAAGGGGATTTTTGGTACTCTGATTTTATTTTTACAAAAATTATATAGGGAGAAGAATTAAAGATTTTTGAAATTTATTTCATAATAGCCGAATTATCGGTGCTTTAGTTTCTGATCTCATGGAATTATCATTAAAGAAAGGAGACTTTTGATATGGATTTACAATTAAGAGCCAAAGAGTATCTGAAACGCTATGGCATAAAGAAAAAGTATCTGGCTTCTTTAGTTGGGATTTATCCAAGTCAATTGTCGCAATGGTTGTCTGGGGATTATGACTTAAACACGAACCAGATAAAAATAATTGAAGATTTTTGCAATGGTAAGTCTCAATATACAGAACTTAATTGACAAAATGATATAATAAACCTTTATAACTATATCACAAAATCGATTAAGAAAGCAATGTACATTATTGCTAAAATATCAATACCTGTATTTGTTAAAATTTCACAGAAAGGAGTGAGCAGAGAATGAGTAATAATCTGGATATTGATATTATGAAGCTAACATTGCCGAATGGAAGAACTTTAGAGAAGCAGATGAAGTATGAAGCAAAGCGATTCTTGAAGATTTTACAAGAGGAAATCGACAGATGGTATCGTTTATACACACCTATAATATATCAAAGAACTTATGACATGCGAAATTCTATATATGCGGAGGATTTGGTACGAGTAAGCACTTCTGGTAATAAACTTCAAATAAAAATCAATTATGATGATACTGCATTTCATAAATCCTTATGGGATGATAGTAAAATCAACTCAATCCTACTGATGAACGAAGGGTATCATGTGTCTAAAGGTTGGCACAAAGATATTGAAAATTTTGGCTATAGGGAAGGAGGTCACTTCCTGGAAAATGCCGTGTATCGTTTTAACAAAGAAAACGACTTTGGTATTGATATAATCATCAATTACTAAAGGAGGCTTATAAAATGGCTAACAATCTATTTACATTAGGATTGGATATTACAGCTACACAGAACAGAATGAGTAAGCAGTTGAAGCAGATAGCAAAGAATTTATCTGATAGCGATACTATTCGTGTGACTGGTGGCTTAGATATAACAAAATCACAAAACAAACTTCAACAGCAGTTGAATGACATTTCTAAGAATCTTAAAATCAATGTGGGAACAGTCAATATTGACACTTCCGCAATCAAGCAACAGCAAAATGCTATAAATCAGCAGATGAAATCTGGAATCAATGCAACGGGTGTTAAGATACCTTTTCAATTTGATTTATCAGATGCAAATGCGGTTAAAGCAGAAATCAATAAAATCGTTGCAGACATCACCAATAATAAAGGTCAGTTAGTAAAATATAAAATCAATGTAGATGATAATGGACAGGCTACAAAAGCATTACTTACTTATCGTAATGAACTTAATGAGGTAACAAATGCCACATTAAAATTACAGTCTGTAGGTAAGTGGTATGATGCTAATGGTGTAGAACATAACATTGTAAAATGGTCTGAAGGTCAGAAATCATTATCACAGAACATTGAAGCTACAGTAAAAGCTAATCAAAGACAGATGGAATCTGACAATCAAGTAATCCGTAAGAAACAGGAATTGATTGCACAGATGAAACTTCTTAATACACAAGCTGAAAAGGCTGGTGTTTCTTTAAATTCTGATAATCAGAAATCATTCAATGATTTATCTATCAATGCATCCACTTTAGATGATATTAAACAGTTAGAAAGCTATTTGCGTTTGGCAAGAACCGAATATCAGACTTTTAATGCAGAAATTGCAAAGGGTACTCATGCAAGTTCGTTAGAGGCTATGAAGAATACTTTAGCAACTATGCCACAGGAAATTGCTTTAATTGAAGCAAAATTCAATTCTATTAAAATGCCTGATAATGTAAAAACTCAGATTGAAGAGTTAAAGGCTTCAATGGAATCTATCAATAGTATTAGTGATCCGCAGGAAAAGATTGCAAAATACAATGAGATGGTAGCTTCTTTAAAGAGTTTACAGAAGGAGTATCAAGTTACTTCACAGGAGCAGAAGAATCTAAATGCTGATATGGCAACTATGCAGGGTGCATCTACTCTTACTAATAGAATTATTTCATGGATGGGACAGAATAGAGAAGCCGCTGCACAATATGATGCAGAGTTGAAACAGATTGTTACTGATTTACAGAACTGTAGTAATAAAACCGATTTAACAAGGTTACAGCAACAGTTTAGAGGAATACAAGCACAAGTTAAGGCTACAGATAGTGTATCGACTGGATTCTTTGGTAATCTGAAAAATGGCTTAAAAGATGCTCTTACTAATATGGTTAAGTATCAGTTAGCATATAAGATTATTCAAGAGACGATACAGGCTATTAAGGCTATGACAAATGCGGTATGTGAACTTGATAAGAATTTGACCGAGTTTAATAAGGTTGCTGATTTATCATATGACAATTTATTAAAGTTTTCTGATAAAGCATATGAAGCAGCAGATAAAATAGGTAGAACAGGTTCAGATATGATTGAGGCGGCTACTGAATTTAAGAGAGCTGGTTATGACCTTGATAACAGTTTGGAAATGGGTGATGCAGCACTTGTAATGACAAATGTTGCTGATGGAATTACACAGACTTCTGATGCTGCAAGTACACTTATTTCAGTATTAAATGGCTTTAATATTGATGAATCAAGTGTAATGTCTATTGTTGACAAAATGAATAGTGTATCAAATCAAAGTCCTGTGGGATTTGATAATCTTGCAGATGGTCTGGAACGTGTTTCTGGTACTATGAATCAAGCTGGTAACAGTATTGATCAGACTATCGGTTTGTTAACAGGTGGTTTTACACAGCTTAGAAATATGGAAAAAGTTTCGACTGGTCTTATTACTATCTCACAAAGATTGAGAGCAATAGACGAGGACGGAGAAGAGATTGACGGATTATCGGCAGAATTAGGAAAAGCCTTTGGTTCGATTGGGGTAGATATTGAGGATGCGAATGGCGATTTGCGTTCCACATATGATATTCTTTCTGACTATGCAAAGGTTTACCCTGAATTAACAAGTGAACAAAGGCAGTATTTTGGTGAGCTTGCGGCTGGTAAACGACAGATAACAGTATTTAATGCTATTGTTGATGAAATGTCAGCAGTAGATAAAGCAATAGAGCAATCTAAGGACAGCTTAGGTAGTGCAACAAACGAAAATGAGATTTATCGCCAGAGCATCGAAGGAATGAAAAATGAGTTCAATAATCAGTTTCAGATGTTAAGCAAACAGGTGATAAGCTCGGATTGGATTAAAGATTTAATATCTGTTGGTACAGACTTCTTAGGTGTATTAACAGATATAGTAAAACAAGATGATTTAGTGTCTGGTACTATCGGTGTATTTACCGAAGCATTGAAAACTTTAGCATCTGTTTTGAAAAGTGTAACTGGTAATGATGGAATGGCATCCTTAATTAAAATGTTTATGACATATAAGACAGTTACAAAAGGAATAGATATTTTCAACTTCTTTAGTGGAAAGAAAAACACATTTACACAGACGCAATCAGCTATGAACGCATTTTTCCAGAGTGCTTTGAATGGAACTATGCAGGTCAAAGACGGCTTTTTGCAAGTTGGAGAAGCGGAAAAGCAGATATTCAATAACAGTAAGAATAAATCGGGTTTTGGTAGATGTTATGTCTCATAATAATAAAAACTCTCTCCAACAGTTTTTAGTTGGCCCACCCTTCAAAGATTATCTAATAATGCCAGATAATTAACTGACGGGAGCGACATTATATTTGTTTTGATATAATGCGGAAACCCTTAATTGAAATAAATTATAAACACCGAATATGCTGGGAAAACACGATAAACAATACACCAAAACGGAATGAGAAATCATAGACGTAATGCGTGAAGAAAGTTCAGAAAAAACGTATTGTTTGGTATATGGCGAGAGTCTAAGTACACAGTCCACAAAAGGCTAAAACAAAAATTCGCTTATTGTTGCCTTAGTGGTTTGATAAGTGTTGGTCTATAGGTAGGCTATTGATAAATAGCTGAAAGCAGGGGAGTTCCTAAGTCGTTTATACGATAAAAATATGTCTATTTGATATGCAAAGTTATATAGATGGAAATACCCTCAGAGCACTGACAAGGTGGAGCAGAATATAGGCGTAATTATATTTTTGCTTTGAGATACAGTCCGTACTAAAGGCTTAGTTTAAAGACTGGGCTTGCATATAAAAGATTTTAATAATCAACAATGAAAATACTACTTATATATGTTTGAAATATAAGTCTAAATATAAGATGTGTTCGCTGAAATGTCTGGTAAACATGTAAGCGATTGTTTGAAGCATATCTTAATATATAAAAAATAATTGTGGAAAAAATAAAAAATGTGGTGATAACAGATAGGCACTATTCAGTTACCAGATAGATAACTGATAGTGTCTGTTTGGGTTTATTGATAAAATGTGTGTTCAAATTATTTGAGCATAGATTTTTTGAATAAACTTTTTTATGTTTTTTCAAATTAAATTTTCTTAATAAAGCCGAGAAAATGTGCGGTTATGCACACGATAATTTTAAGGAGGAATAACAAAATGGCAAATGCAGAAAGAATTGAATTTGAATCAGCTACATTATTTAAAGAATTGGTGGATAAAGGACAGTTGAAAAGTCTGATAAGTGTAAAGAGTTCACCATATCCGAAGTATTGTTTTAAAAATACTGATAAGGTAGCAGACATCGTGGGTAAGTTTGTGGCACAGCATAATCTAAAAAGTGATAGAAGTATTGATGATTGTTGGGAAACATTTGACAAGGATATTCTCAATACAGAAGAAAAGCCACAGAGTATTGTTACAAGGAATCTTAAAGTTGTGAAACGTATTGTGAGTGAAGGATACGGACATATGCTTAAAAGAACTTGCGTGGATCAGTATAAGAAGAAATGCTTTATATTTTATGCAAATGATAGAATTGCTGAAATCAAGAATGAAGAGGATGCAGTCAGTAGAGCAAAATATGAAGAAAAGCATACATCATCAAGAAAAGAGATGGCAGACACAAGAATGTCTGAATTGATTAAGAAAGCTATGGAGGTAAGATAATGGCAAGCAAGAAGTATTATTATAATGATTTTGATGGTAAAAAGGTTGAATATGTATTAGAAAAGGGATTATCCCTCAGTCAGAAAATGAGTTTTGTTGTAGAAGTAGCAGGTACAGTAGTATCAAAAGAGGTTGGATATGCACAGGTACTAAGACAGCCAATGTATGAATATTGTCTTATTACATACTACACTAATATTGTTCTGTTTGAAAATGGAGAAGAGTTTAGTCTGGATAAGGTGGATAAATTCATTAAGGATAACAAGGAAAACGTTATAGATGTTATTCGTGAGAATACATCTGATGATGAGAGAGCAGAACTTGATAATGCTTGTAATGAAGCTATTGAATATAGAAAGTTGCATTACAATGATTTGAAGGATGAGATTGAGGATTTATTACAGGTAGTCAGAGAGTTTGTTGTTAAGCCAGACTACATGAATGAACTTTTACAGGCTCTTACAAATGCTGTAAATACCTTTGCTGATAGGGGAGATATTGATTATGAGGCAGTAAATAAGCTGGTTGATATTATTCCTATTGTGCAGAAGTTAGATAGTAAAGATGTGACAAAAGCCATTGTAAAAGAGTTCCATAATGACGATAAAGGCTTATCGTATGATGTATCGAAGCAGTCTAAAAAGAGTAATAAGGGAAGAAAACCAAAGACTGAATTTACAGTAGAAAATGGCGAAAAGACCGAATAAATAAGGCTTTTGCGTATATATGAGGACTGGGAGAAAAATCCTAGTCCTTATTTGTATGCAGGAAATATAGGATTAAAATGTAGCAAAGAGGTAGTAGATACTCTATCGTTACATAAAAGTCGGGACTATTGACACGGAAAAACTTAAAAAAGAAATCCTTATTTTTTATTTGTTTTCCATAGGGGTAGTAGGTACTTTTGTGTGAATAAAATTTTTGAAAAAATCGTTATCGTGGGTAATGAGATAGTACAGATAGATAACAGATAATATACAAATAAACAATAGTTGATAAAGAGTGAAAATTGATGGCAGAGGTTGTAATGACTTCTGCCTTTTATATTAAGGAGTGATTATTTATAGAAAGCGTAGCAATGATGAATGATAGAATTTTATTAAATGTTCAAGAAGTGTGTGATTATTTAGGAATAGGGCAGACAAAAGCGAGAGAACTTTTAAGAGGGCGTAATGGATTTGGTATTCAGATAGGTGATCGCTGGTATGCAAATAAGAAAAAATTGGATAGATGGATAGACAATAGAACTAAATAAGGATTATGTAATTAAAATGCTTGAAGAAAAGATGTATACAATATATTATAAAAGATATATTTATATACTTCTTTTCTTGTTTTTGATTATTTTTAAGGAGGTACAGTGATGGGAAAATCATTAACGGGGAAAGAACTAGGACAAGGTATTTCCCAAAGAAAAGATGGACGCTATCAAGCAAGATTTATTAATAGATTTGGAAAAAGACAAAATATATATTCAAGATCAATAAGTGAGTTAAGAATAAGACTTAGAGATGAACAGTATAGAGATTCAAATGAATTAAATGTACTTGATAATTCTGTTACATTGGATGAATGGTTTGAAAAATATATGGAAGTACATTCGCCAATGTATAGACCTAATACTATTACCAATTATAATGATGGATATAATAGGGTGAAAAAGGATTTAGGTTGGAGAGTTATGAAAGATATTAATACTATGACATTTCAACAAGTTTTTAACAAATTAACATCTGATGCAAGTCGCCAGAATTCCAAGAAAATACTTTTGAATCTTTATAAGTATGCTCTTAGCTGTAATGTTGTAACAACAATTATTCCAATACAGCAAGTAAAGACAAAACTTACTGATGTTGGTGTTAAGATTCGTGTACTTACAAGAGAAGAGACAAGAATATTTTTAGAAAATGGTGAGGGAATATCACATTTTCCATTATTTGAATTGGCGCTTGAAACGGGTATGAGAATTGGAGAAATATGCGGTCTGCAATGGGAAGATATAGACTTTCAGAATAAGATGATATATGTTCATCATACATTATCATATGTCAAGCAGGAAGGTTTATGGGGATACGAGTTTCAATTAACAAGTCCAAAAACTGAGAATGGTAATAGAAAAATTCCTATGACACAAAAGGCTTATGAGATTTTGGTTAAGCAGCAGAAAGAATGGGAGCGAATTAATAAACGAAATGTTCCTTTGAGTGGATATGAAAATTTAGTTTTTATAACGAAAAGGAATACTCCTATTTGTACACGAAATACTACTGTGTCAATCAGAAGAATAGAAGAAAGAATTAGGGCTAAAGGGATTCAATTTGATCCTATAACGCCACATACTTTAAGACATACATTTGCTACTAGGTCGCTTGAGAATGGTATGAATGTAAAAACGCTTCAGCGCATACTTGGACATGCTGATATAAGAACGACTATGAATACATATTGTCATATTACAGATGATGAATTGTATTCTGCCATGAGTGCTTTTGAAGAAAAAGGAATTTTGAATACAAATTCATAAATGGTGTCAAAATGGTGTCAAACTAGCAATAGTGTTGCTCTAACCCTTGAAAATAGTGGGATTGAGCATATGAATTTACATTCCACGACAGAATGTAATTGCTGTTTTTGAGTTTTTTCAGATTTTATAATACAGTGTTTATGCGGGTTTGAGAGATTTGAAGAAAAATCAGTTTAATGTAAATTACCATAAAATAGTATATTTTCATTTATAAACTGGACCAAATCTGGACCAAATCGAGAAAAAAGCTGGACCAGCTATAATGTCTGCAAAGATGCATGAAAACTGGGAAAAGTCGATATTAAGTTATAACAAGATATAATAAGATATAAAAAGCACCATTTATAATCTGAACAAAAAAGGAGTGCAGATTCAGTTAGAATCTGCACTTTATTTTTTTTATTAGCTGTTAAATTTTCACGACATCAAATTTGGCTTGAAGACATGATATATTCAAATTAACATTTTGCGACAAGTTTAATTAAAATATATGTTGTTGTAAGAAATTATATAGAAAATAAATAGTTAGTAATTACTTTAGACTGTTGTTAATAAGCATAAGTCTGGTTAAAGTTGCTTCAGAATCAGGAGATTCATTATCTATATCCCATTCAATTTCAGTAGCATTGTTCATTTTATTTACCAGTGAAATTATGTCACTTATAGATTTGACTTCTATTCTTCTGGTAAAAATCCGGTATATTACCCGACAGATATCAGTCAGTGCTTCGCGATGAGAATTGATGGATCGAGAGATGAAGGTGCTTAGCGGCAAGGTAAGTTATTATAGCGGATGGATAATAAACCACAAGAGAATTTTTGCAGATGTACAAGGATGATTCTTTTCATTCGACAAAATTCTCCACAGACAGGGGATATGCGATGAGCCTTGATATGAACATCTATTTATGGAAAGAGGATATTGAACAGGCAGAACTACAATATCCTTGCAGGAGAAGGAGATATTCTGCGGATTTTAAA